TAAGTTCCTCTTTCGCACGCCGGAGCGTCATGCGTGAGATGGATGACTTCTCTGCGTTGAGCTCGACCTCCGAGGCCTTCTTCGGCCCATCGGCCAGCTCGTTGCGGAGCCAGTCGCGTACCCAGCCGAGCTTCTGCCCCCCTCCTGTGCTTTCGGCGTTCATCACGGCCGAGGCTGACACATCAGGGCGGCGTTCACCCCACTGGAGTCCACCATCCTCCGTCGTAAAGTTTATCGGAGAACCGAGTGGACCTAAATTGTTTTTGATCTGCATGAAGACTTTGAGGTTCTCGTCGTCCGGGTCCGTACCCGCTACGAGCACCGAGCGGGCGGCTGCCGTGATGTCGATCGAGCCCTGGCCGCGGAACAGCGCCGAGCCGTCGCGATTGCCCTTCGTCAGATGTCGCACGCACACGGCGGCGAAGCGGTGGCGCACGGCTACGTCCTGCACACGCGACAGCACCTCTCGCGTCTCGTTCGCGCGGAACATGTCCACGTTGCCGCCCATGTAGGCGAAGAACGGGTCGAAGAACACGATGCCGGGCCGGTGCTCCTCGCACAGGGCTTCGAACTTGCCGATGCCGTCCTCATCGAGCCGGAACGGCTGGTTCGTAGCGAAGATCCAGCGATGATCGCCGCCCAGCTTGTTCAAGCGGTTCTTCATGGTGTCCGAGACGTTGTCCTCGACCGAGCAGATGAGCGATCGGACACGCGAGGTGTATTTGCTCTCCGGCAGCGCCTTGCCGAGAGAGAAGTGCGACGCCAGGGTGTAGATGAGCCAGCTCTTGCCGATGTTCGGGTTGCCCTCGAGAATGGTGATCTTGCCAATCGGTATGTACGGATACCACAGCCACTCGATGGGCTCGGCCTTCACGTGGTCCATGCGCTCGACCTTGATGTCCGGGTGCGCTTCCACGTGCTCGCCGTTGACCTTCACGCCGCTCGGCTTCTTGCCGTCGTCGCGCGCCAGCCTCGTGCCGACGACCTTCGTGACATCGCGCCGCAGCGCCTTCTCCTCGTCGCGCCGTCCTCTGAACTTGTTCCATACCGTCTGCCGCACGATGTCGAGCACTTCCTGCGGCGACAGGCCGGCCTCGGCGAGCTTGTTCTGCAGCAGCCAGAGCACCTCGCTGCGCTTGCCCTTCGTGGCGACCTTCGCTTCCACCAGCTTGCGCACCGACGGGTGCAGACGAGAGCGAACACGCCTATAGGTCTCGCCGCCGCCCTGCTCCTCGTAGCCGGTCTCGTTCTCCTCGAGGTCATCGCCGCCCTTGCCCCAGAGCTTGCGTAGCTCGGAGAGCCTCAGCCTCTCGGTGGGCATGTACCAGAGCATCTTGCCCCTGGGCGCCTTCGGGTACTTGTGGTTGATAGTTTCTGGCAGCCTCAGGACTTGCGTAAGATCCCAGCCGGACGGGTCTGCGCCAAGCTTGTAGGTCAGCCACCTGTTGAGCTCCTCCGCTTCCTGTGGTTTCATCACCTCGTCGGTCAGCCAGAGCGCCGCGTACCTGTTCGGCGAGGTCTCCCAGGCCCAGGTGGGCTTGAGGTGCTCGGGTATCGAGCGAGGGTTGACCTCGTCGAGATCGGCCCACAGGAGCTGAGAGCCGGCGATGCTCGGCTTCAGCCGCTTCGGCCTTTTCAGCGGAGTCGGGCAGAAGTAGAGGTTGTACTGGTCCTCGGGGAACTCGCGCAGAACGTCGCGTATCCCCTCCGGCGATGTGATGAAGCGTTCTCGCCAGCCGTTGCCGCTAGCACGCTTGGCAGTGATGCAGAAATATTCCCCTCCCGCTTTGCTTTGCGCGGAGAAGAGTTTACGAAGGAACTCAAGCATCTGTACTTGTCCCCTGAGAATTGACGACTTTACTTCGCGAGGACGTTATTCTTAAATAGCGGCGATGGAGTTTGAAACTAAGGAGTTCACTCATGGCGAAAAAGGATGACGACCGCGAGACCTTCGGCGCGGCTCGCCTCGACGGTGGCGACATCTTCTTGAACATCGGCAGCGCCGAGATCACGCTCACCGAGGAGCAGTGGCTGACGCTCGTCGCTGCGGCAAGCGCCGGCGGGAACACCGAGGGCCGGTACTCCGCGCTTCTGAGCTTCCACCGCTCGATCGCTCCGGACCTCAGCATCATGGAGCGCACACCTGTGGGTCTGGTAGAACTCGGGTAGCGCGGCCGTGGGGGAGCAGTCACGTGCTCCACCCTGGGGCCTTTCTGACCTCATGGCTGACGCCGTCTGCATACCCATCGGGTCGTGGCAGCGTGGGGTTCTTCACAGCATCATCTACAGGGAGACAGCGCATGATCATCCTCGAGGGGATGGACGCCTCTGGCAAGAGCACGCTCGGCGACGAGCTTCTGAGGTATCTAAACGACAACGGGGGCAATGGATACTCGATGATCCATTCGGGTGGACCGGAGAAGTACCCGGGCGAGATCATCGAGCGCATTCGCACTCTGCCGCGATCGGGCAAGTTCATTCTCGACCGGCATCCGCTCATCAGCCAGCACGTCTATGCCCGTACCGACCGGGACCCGCCGCCCACTACCTTTACCGCTGGGCAGGTGGCCGACTGGGTGCATGGCTTGCCGGCACTTCCCACCATTGTCTGGTGCTGCGGGAGAGCGCCGCACGTCATGAAGCCGGGTGAGAGCGAGGACCACGCCCAGTTCCTCGAGGACAAGTGGCAGGCGCTGAACCTGAAATACGCCGAGCTCTTCGGATGGTTCAACCACGCCAGCATCCCCTTCATCGCATACGACTTCGCCGTGCCGCATCGCGACCGTGTCGTCAAGGCGATCCTCGACCAGGAACTCAGCTGATGCATCGCCGAGTCGTCATACGCGAGGTGTTCGACCTCCGCTCGCTGAGCGGCGGCACACACCACCACGTCATTGGCATCCCAGTAGACGCACAGGTGGTCGACTGGGTTGTCGTCGATGGCTTCGTCAAGCTCGTCACCGTCGAGTCGAAGGGGCCCGTGGGACAGATGTCGCTGAACATCTGGGCTTGCTCTTCGCTCGAAGAAGTCGGCGGCGGAGTCACACCGTGCAAAGCCGTGGTGGCCGAGGACGGAAACATCTATGCAATCTTTGCGAGGAACCAATGAACGTCGATGACGTAGCAGTCACTGCCGAATATCCCGCCGACAAGCTGGCCGACATCGTGCGCCGGCAGACGGAGCTGATGCAGAAGTACCATCACATCGAGAAGGCCAACGGCCTGTTGCAGACGGATGTCGTGCCCGTCGACATCCACGACCGCTTCGGCCAGGCGAGGCTGAAGGACTTCGCGTGGCGCGTGACCGAGGAGATCGCCGAGGCCACCGAGGCCATGATCATCCATGCCGACATCCCGCAGCACGCGCTCGAGGAGCTCGGCGACGCGCTGCACTTCATGATCGAGCTCGACATCCTCAGCGGCATCGACTTCGACCAGCACATCGTCGGTGCTTGCAACTTCGACCATGAGTGCGGCTTAGAGCGGCTCTACCATTCACTGCCCCGACTGGACGAGCCCCTTCAGCTCGGGTCGATGCCCAACAGCGTCGGTGTCTCTATCGTACGCGATCACGCCTATAGCGTCGTCGAGTCACTCGGCAAGGCGATGAACTGCCTCAAGCAGAAGCCATGGAAGCAGACGCACTTGCTGACCGACCGCGGCAAGTATCTGAGCCATCTCATCGCAGCGAACCACAACCTGTTCATCCTGTGCTTCACTCTCATGGACGCCAAGGGCGTCTACGACGTATACTGCCGGAAGGGAGCTGTGAACCAGTTTCGCATCCGGAGCAAGTATTGACCGTCGAAGAGCTGATACGAGAGCTGAAAGAACTCGACCCAGCGGCCGTGGTGCTCATCGAGGGGGATGTCTCCGACGATGAAGTCACTACGGTCGAGGTCGTATCTGCACACGGGACACGGACTGTCATCTTATGCTCGGACTGAAGGAGCGGTGGCTCGAGCTCTGTCTCGACCTCTCGCTAGAACCCGCTCGCCTCGTCGTCGGCACCCGCAAGATCTTGCGCAACCAAACCTGGGTCATCTCCGGCGACGAGTGGCGCAAGGGCGAGTTCAGCCCCGAGGAAGTAGTCGGCTACAACAACTGGCAGGTCAAGCGCAAGCAGCTGCACCGCTACTACGTCAACCCGGCCGAGCTCGAGCGAGCAATCGCCAAGTTCAAGTTCATCAGCCAGGAGAAGGAAAAGTTCGACAGTGTGAACATAACGCTGAAGAACGAGCACAAGAGCGGGTGGACGTCGCAAGACCACTGCATGGCCTCGATGATCGTCTCGTACTGGCCGAAGTCACGCCTCGGGCCGGCCAACACGGAGATCGACGTCTACTACCGGACTACGGAGATCGCTAAGAAGTTCGTCGCCGACATCGCGCTCTTCCGCGAGGACATCTTCCCGCACTTCGAGCCCATCTCGAAGATACGCTTCGTCTTCAGCACGCTGAACATGTCCGTCGCCTTCACTCCGGCGATCTTCCTGTCGGCGGCCGACCCGGTAGCGTTCCTCGAGGAGCTGAGGAAGTCGGACGAACGACACTGGCGTCGCATCTGCACCTACCTAGTGCGGTACCTGTGCGACGACGACTCGTCGATGAAGTTCAAGCAGCATGACCGCATAAAGAAGCGGTTGGCTCGGTCGCTCGAAGACGTCAAGCGAGACGACATCGTCGCTTATTTGCGAGAGAACGCTTCGTTCCTCAGCGACAAATTCTCTGGTCTGCTGGCGGAGAACAAGAAAGTTTAGGCTCCGCCCCCGCACGAGTATAATTCCCGCTACCTACCAAACCCATGGAGCCACCGAATGAGAGTCTTCCGGAACTTTCCCGAGGCGATGGCCGAAATCCGCCGCGACCTCGCCGAGATGGGCGTCAACGTGCGAACGGCCAGCGTCCAGGACAAGCAGCTCGCCGACACCGACCAGTACGACACGGTCGAGCTGATGAACTACGTCTACACCGTCACCGACGCTCGCTTCTCCGACCTCAAGCCGGTACAGCCGTGGGCCGACGCGGAGTGGAAGGAGCGCAAGTCGGGAGCACAGGGCGTTCCGATGAACCCCGGCAACGCCTGGCAGCTCCGCAGCGAGGAGGAGGGTGACAACATCACCTGGGAGGACTATCTCGAGATCGACGGCAAGCCGCGCTCGACCCACGCCGACGCCGTGGCCCATCGCGGCGAGGTCATGAAGCTGTTCACCGACGAGCGGCAGCGCCATCGCATCGGCTTTTCCTACGCCTACCCGGACCGGCTGGCGCGGATGACGCAGGTCGAGCAGGTCATCTCGGCGCTGAGGAAGGACCCGATGAGCCGGCAGGCCTACGTGGCGATGTGGACGCCGGAGGACTCGCTCAACCTCGGCTATCGCCGAGTGCCCTGCTCCCTCGGCTGGCACTTCCTGCACCGAAACGGAGCCCTGCACATGACCTACTTCATGCGCAGCTGCGAGTTCTCGACCCACTTCCAGAACGACATCTACCTCGCCATGCGGCTGCAGGAGCACATCGCCAAGGGCGCTGGCATGGAGCGAGGCCACTTCGCCCACTTCATGAGTTCCTTCCACTGCTATAAGAGGAACCTCAAGGGAGCCTTCTGATGGGGCTCACAGCTAAGATCGCTATCACGTATGCGTTTGTGGCGGGGGTAATTGCCCTCCTCTGCCACAGCTACCTGGTCAGCGCGGCGAATAACCCCCAAGTGGCGCTGCGGAGGATGCGCGGCGAGTGGACCAACTCGGAGAACGTCACGCTGGCAGCCTTCTTGCTGCTGGGTGGTAGCGCCGGCCTGGCTGCCATCGTGGCGGTCATGCTGGCGATCTGGGCATGAGTCGCATCAGTCGACACGTCTTCGCCATGGAGTCGGCGGAGGTAGCAGCCAAGAGGGCGACGTGCTACCGACTGGCCGTTGGGGCAGTCATCACGCTCGACGGCCGCATCATAGCCACGGGCTACAACGGCCCGCCCTCCGGAGAACCGCACTGCCAGGGTAACACCTGCGCCAGGACGGAGTCCGGAGGGTGCGGCCGGGCTATTCACGCCGAAGCGAATGCGATGAAGTTCGTAGCGGAGTACATTCCGCATCTTCGCGTCTCCGAGGCGATACTCTACGCGACGACCTGCCCGTGCCCGTCTTGCATTGAGAAGATCAGTGCTTTCGGGATACGCCGGGTCATATATCGTCACGACTACCGCTCGATGGCGCTGTCACTCTTCCGTGAGCACAGTATCAAAGTGCTCAAGCTGACGGCGTCTGGCTACCTCGTTGATCCGTACACCGGCGACATGGTGCATGAGTAACGTCCTTCAGCGCTACCGCAATCCAGACTGCCGGGAATGCAAGCTGCACTCGACGGCCGACTACGTCTGCCTGCTCGGCAACGGACGAGTGCCGAATGCCGTCATGGCCATCGGAGAAGCGCCGGGCGCTCGTGAAGACGACAGTGGCAAGCCGTTTGTCGGGCAGTCGGGCCAGAAGCTCGAGAAGCTAGCTGAGGCGGCTGGGTGGGATATCCGCAAGGAGTGGTTCATCACCAACGCCGTGCACTGCCGCCCGCCCGACAATCGCAAGCCCAGCAAGAGCGAGATCAAAGCCTGTGGTCAGTGGCTCAAGCTCGAGATGCAATTCGTCAAGCCGAAGTGGGTCATCCTCCTCGGCGCGACTGCCGTAGCGGCCGTTCTCGGCAAGGGGTACAAGCTCAGTGATATCCGCGGGCAGGTAGTCGAGCACGAGGGCATAAAATACTTTTCGACCTTTCACCCGTCCTTCGTTCTGCGTGACCCTCGCAAAGAGCCCGTCATGCTAGCCGACCTCCGCAAGTTCCGCGGCCTCGTAGACGGACTGACCGACGAGGGAAAGCTGCCGGGCTTCAAGCCAGTCTACGTCACCGACCAGCGTGCGTTCGATCGCATGAAGGAAGCCCTGCGCTCTGAGCGATGGACGGCTAGCGACTTAGAGACCACAGGGCTAGACCAGTTCCCGAGGCCGGACGCCGACAAGCCCTTCGGTGTCGTTACCCTCGGCCTGACGGCCCACGGGTCGCAGTACATCGTTCCGCTCTACCACCCCGAGGTCAACGGCCAGCGGTTCAAGCCGGCGCACGACATCGTGCACGAGCTCGATCCGATCGTACGCGACCTCTGCCTTGTAGGCCATAACTGGAAATTCGACTCCCTCTGGCTTCGCCGTGTGTATGGCGTGCGGTGGTATGCCGACTTCGACACGATGATCGCCGCGCATATCCTCGACGAGAACCGCTCCGTCAGTCTCAAGTCGCTGGCGATGGAAAACTTCGACGCGATGGACTACTCGCTCGACTTCAAAAAGCGGTCTCCCTACATGTATCCGCTCAAGCAGGTGATGAAGTATCACGCACTGGACATCTACTACACCGGCGAGCACTACAAGCTCTTCTCCGAGCAGCTGGCGGGCGACAGCGGCCTCCGCAAGGTGTTCAAGTACATCTCGATGCCCCTGCAGCGCATGCTCATCGACGCGGAGTGGAAGGGCGTCTGGGTCGACAAGCTGAAGGCCAGCCGGACGCTACGCGACCTCGAGCGTGTCGTCAAGGAGTGCGACACCGAGCTCGAGAGGGCATTCCCGGGTACCAATTGGAACTCGCCGCAGCAGGTTGCGGACATCCTCTTCGAGAAGCTCAAGTACACGCCGGTCGAGATGACCGAGGGCGGGGCTGCCTCCGTGTCCGAGTCGGTGCTCCTGCGGCTGGCGAAGCAGAAAAAGCCGAAGGGGCTCAACTTCGACCTCATCGGTACTATCCTCAAGCGGAGGGAGCACAGCAAGAACGCTAACGACTTCGTCGGCAAGTGGATCGAGATGGCCGACGAGAAGGACCGCATCCACCCGAACTTCAAGATCACCGGCACCGTGACGGGTCGCTTGTCCTGCGACAACCCGAACCTGCAGCAGACGCCTCGCAATCCGATCATACGCCAGATACTCGGTGCTCCGCCGGGCCGTGTGTTCATCTCGGCCGACCTCTCGCAGATCGAACTGCGCATCGTCGCGCACATCGCCAACGTGATGCAGATGAAGCTAGCCTTCGCCTCGGGCACCGACGTTCACTGGCGCACGCTGCTGAAAAGCATCTCGCGAGACCTCTCGCAGTACGACGAGCTCATCAACCGCACGATCACAGGTGTACTCGAAGGGCTGGGCCTGCCGCCGAACGAGCACGGCGAGGAGGCCTTCCTGGACGTCTGGGAGTCGACCAAGCGCAGCCCGGGCATCGTCAAGAAGCGGAAGGAAGGCGGCTTCGAGCTCGCTGTCGAGCCGACTAAGGAATACGCTCGAGTGAAGCGAGACAAGCCGCGTTCGAATGCCGGCTACAGCTCTCCTGTGGATATGCTGGCAGCGATCGGCCCGTCTATCGCTTGCGACATCGTGGCGGACTGGAAGGAGCTACGCAAGAAGGCTAAGGCCGTCGGCTTCGGGTACGTCTACGGGATGTGGTGGAAGAATTTCGTGGTCTATGCTCGGGACAACTACGGCATCGACGTGACCGACGAGGAGGCGCAGACCAACCGCGAGGACTTCTTCGAGCTCTACCCCGAGCTCACGGAGTACCACAAGAGGCAGCGCAACTTCGCTCGCAACAATGGGTACGTCCGCTCGCTGACGGGGCGCAAGCGACGCCTTCCAGCCGCGCAGTACGATATACACTCGCCCGATAAGTTTATCCAAGCCAAGCGGAAGGACGCTGAGCGGCAGGCCATCAACTCGCCCATCCAGGGCTTCGCTAGCGAGCTCAACGTGATGATCGCCCTCGAGGTGACACGGCACTTCGCTAAGACCAAGTCCAAGGTATACGCCGGCGAGTCCATCGTGCAGGTCATCGGGCTCGTCCACGACGAGACCCTCTTCGAGTGCGACGCCGACGCTGCCGAGGACGTCTGCCGCTTCATTCGCAAGACGGCTGAGTGGCCTCCGATACTGAGCAAGTTCATCTCCAAGCTGTCCGTTCCGCTCGAGGGGAGCATAAGCATCGGTCAGTGGGGCATCGGGAAGGAATGGAAGTGAGAACACGGCCATTTAGGCTTTGGCCGACTCGAGATAGACTGCTAAGTGGAGGTGACCAATGATCGTGATCTACCATGACAACTGCATCGACGGCTTCACTGCCGCTTGGGCGGCCTGGAGGCGGTTCCCAGATGCGAGGTTCATCCCAGCATCGTACGGACAGGAGCCGCCCTACGAACGGTGCGGGGAGGAGCACGTGTTCATCGTCGACTTCTCCTACCCCGCCGAGATGCTGCTGAACCTCTCTCAGGTCGCACGCAGCGTCGTCGTCATCGACCACCACAAGTCCGCACAGGAGCAACTGACCTCCCTGCCGCAGCTCGACGCGAAGGCCGCCTACACCGACATCGAACGACGTGGGCTCTTCGTTCAATTCGACATGGCCCGCTCGGGCGCTGGCATGGCCTGGGACTTCTTCCATCCAGGGGTCGACCGACCGGGCCTCGTAAACTATGTCGAGGACCGAGACCTCTGGAAGTTCGAGCTCGAGGGGACTCGAGAGGTGCACGAGTACGCTACGAGTCTCCAACGCACCTTCCAGCAGTGGGACGCTCTGGCCCATGACGTAGACTGGAACGGTGACTTAGTCACCCTCGCCGGGTCGGCTTTGCTTCGGAAGTTCAACCGGCAGGTCGAGGAGATCATTGAGTCCTGGGCCAAAAAGCCCCACACGACTCACCTCGATGGTCACGAGGTGCCGTGCATCAACGAGAGCTACTGCTTCGCCTCGGAACTCGGCAATCGCCTGTCGGTCGGCCACCCCTTCGCTGTCGTCTTTCGCGTCAGCGCCGAGGGCACCCACTACTCCCTCAGGTCGCAGAAGAACGGTGGCGCTGACGTGGCGGCGATCGCTCAGAAGTACGGCGGCGGTGGCCACAAGAACGCAGCCGGCTTTTTCATCAAGACGGGGGAGGCCCTGCCATGACGGAGTTCCGCACGTCCCACAGCAAGATCAAGTCCTGGCGCACCTGCCGCAACCAGGCTCACTACCGCTATATCGAGAAGCTCGAGCCCGTCAAGAAGGCGAAGCCGCTCGTCATCGGCAGCATCGGTCACGAGATGCTCGAGGAGCGCATCGAGGGCGGCAACCCTGAGAACGTGCTGGCTCAGGCGCAGAAGGTCTACGACCAGCTGTTCCGCGAGGAGCAGGAGACCTACGGTGACATCATCGGGGACCTCCGCTCGATGATCAGCGGCTACGTCAAGCGCTACGCCAATGACGGGCTCAAGTATCTCAAGATCAAGGGCAAGCGCGCCGAGCACGAAGCCGAGATCGACCTCGGCAACGGCATCGTCCTCGTCGTCAAGCTCGATGCGATCGCTGAGACCGCAGACGGGCGAGTCTGGGCCATGGAGCACAAGTTCAAGAAGTCCATCCCCGACGAAGACGAGCGGTTCTTCGACATCCAGACGGCCATCTACACCGAGTTCCCAGCGGCGTTCGGCGTGGCGAAGTTCACCGGCACCCTGTGGGACTACATTCGCACGAAGCCGCCGACGGTGCCCGAGCTGCTCAAGAAGGGCGGCCTGAGCCGAGCGAAGAGCATCGACACGACCCCGGAGGTCTACCTGGCGGCGATCAAGGCGAACAACCTCGACCCAGCCGACTACCAGGATGTCCTCAATGAGCTGAGGGGCAAGGAGAACGACTTCCACAGGCGGGTGCCGATGCCGCGCAATCGCACGCTGGGCAAGTCGCTGGTCGAGGACATCAAGCAGTCCAGTCTCATCATGCAGAGGGACCTGGGCAAGGATCGCAGCCGCACCATCGACAAGCACTGCAAGTGGTGCAGCTACCGCACCCTCTGTCGCGCCGAGCTCTTAGGGCTCGATGCCGACTTCGTTCGCAAGCACGATTACCGAGTGAAGGAGAAGCGCGTTGAAGAAAAAACTAGGAGCGACCAAGCCGGCAAGCGAGCCAAAGTCGCTTGAAGGTGATATAGCGTCTCGCATCGTGGACGTCGAGGATCTCGAGGATCATGTCAAGATGGTTCTCTATGGGCGCTCAGGCACAGGTAAGACCACGTTCGCCGGCAGCTTTCCCATGCCGGGTCTTCTGATCGACTGCAACGATCGGGGCACTGGCAGCGTCCGCGGCGTCAAGGGACTGAAGGTACTGCCGGCAAGAACGCTGGCAGACGTCAAGCAGGCATATTGGCTGCTCGAGTCGGGCAAGCACAACTTCAAGACGGTCATCCTCGACACGGTCTCGATGCTGCAGGACTTCGCTATACGCGAGGTGCTCGCCGACAACCGTCGAGAGGTCGAGGACGGTGACCTCGGCGGCTGGGGCACGATGCGAAAGCAGGACTGGGGCGATGTGTCCAGCATCATGAAGGCGCAGCTGATGAACTTCCGCGAGCTGCCGATGAACGTTGTCTTCATTGCACAGGACCGTACCTCGCGAGAGGACGGCAGCGACGAAGACGGTGGCATCTCGCCCGAGGTCGGCCCTCGCGTCATGCCCAGCGTGGCCAGCACGATGAACGCCGCTGTCGACTGGATCGGCAACACGTTCGTCAAGGAGAAGGTGATCACTACCAAAGTGGGGGTGAAGAAGAAAGAGCGAAGGGAGATCCAATATTGCATGAGGATCGGTCCTCACTCGTCGTATATTACGAAAGTGAGGAAGCCGAAAGCGGTTGAG